GGGAATAAAACTGGCTTTTCAAACCTTGTCAAAAACTTACCCAATATGCCAGCCGTGTTGTAGTTCATCACGTACTCAGCCATGTTACCACCGTATCTTGACCGCTCGTTTTTAGCGTAGTCAAAAAATTGCCGTGTAGAGTTGGAAGCGAATATGTAAGCCGTGTCGTAATTGGCTGTGGCTTCTTCTGCTGTTATTGAATTTATTTTAATTGTTTTGTCATATACCACTATGCCATTTATACCTATGTATTTGACATCTTTGTCGGGAGTAAAGTATATCGTTTTGGTTTCTGAAAAATCATCATAAACCGATTTTGTGTAAATCAGATCTGCATCGCTTCCCTGTGGCAAATTTGATGCATACACGTTAAATATGCCATTAATTAACTCAAAATCTATGGCCGTGTCTATTTCATAATTAATAACAATTTTGTATGCAATTGATTTTTTGAAATTAACTTCTTGGTACAAAGTTTTAGAAAACCTAAATCCATCCCCTGTGTATTTTGCTGAACCGCTATCCCATACCCAGTCTAGTGTGCCTTTACCGATTATTTGCGACCATCCTGTCAAGCTACTAGTAAAGCTCCCATTCGTGATGCTAATAGGAGTAATGCCTTGCAAATTATCAACTGTGAAATTGGTAATTACAGTTTCTGGAATACCGCCTGCGTAAGTGTCGTATGTTTCGGCATATTCGATATAGAAACACGTCCATGCATCTAAGTCGTTTGGCCTGCCACTTGCTGACAAATCATTATCCTTGCTAATCTTTTGTCGCACTAAATCGGCCACGTCAATGACTGCTATGTTACTAAGGTTCGGGGCAATGCTGAACGTGCCTATCAAAGTCATTGGGTCTTGAGCCGCATAGGGGTGGTACGCTGGCACCCCTGCATAAAGCCTTACTAATGTAGCGTAATTATCGTAATACTTGTTTGCCGTGCCTGTATCGGTTTCGCTGAAGGCTACGTTTAGTGTCAATTGGTCGCCTTGTATGGCAATAACTTCGTACACACCGCTGTAAACCGTGCCATTGATTGTTACCTTTTCGCCTCTTATATACGTTTGGTAGGCAGTCCCTGCTAAATCAAACTTTGCAAAACCGTTGTTGTTGGTAACGGCCGTGTAGGTGTCCACCGCATCTTCCGTATTCGTCGGAAATTTCGTGTTACTTATTTTATACACCAACGGCAAAAAGGCCGCTGACCATCGGCTATAATAGTACGGTTGTTCTTGGTACTGCGGTGGGTCGTTTACGTATAGGTTAGCGTCTGGTCGCTGAATAACTGATAAAGCCATTATTCAAAAGTTTTTTTAAAAGTAGTAATTATTGTTTGGTTCACATAAACCCCTAACTCTTTTTCAATTTCGGGTTTAAGCTGTTCAAGGATTGAGCTATAAACATCCCTCGTTCGGCCTTGCTGAAATAGCTTAGTACCTAGTGCATTAATTCGTAACGTGATAAACCTTGCTAGGCCTTTTTGCCCTTTTTCGGTCAAGTCTGAGCCAATGCCACGTGCCTTCATCCAAACTAATATTTTTTCAGATAAGCCACTATCTACGCTGTTGGTTCGTGGTGGCCTGCCGGTCTCTGCCCATTCAAGGCTTGCATTTCCAAAGATAGTACCTACTATACTCGCATCGTCGGCTGTAACTTCAAACCCTAAACTATCCTTTGTTTTGTTGGTGGCATTGAAATCGCTCGCATCCATATTGCGTTTAATCGCCTCAACCGCACCGCTTAACTGTTTTTCTAGTATTTCAGATAGCCCTGCCATTAGCAAGTGTAGGTATCGTATGCGGCCAAAGTAAACGTGAGTATGCAACCGCTCGTGTGGTCCGTTCCGAAAGTATGCCTTAGCAATGGATTGATTTTTGGCTTTGTCATAAACTCCACCCCTTCCACTTCATCCAGTGCAAATCTAAAATCGTCGGCAATTTGGTGGCTGAAATCGACAAGGTCATTCTGCTCTCCTGAGGTGTCGTTCTTATCGGCCTTGACTAAAATCACTATTGATATTTCCCACGTTTCGGAATTGTCAAACGTATTAGGGTTGGCCGCATTGCGCACCATTGGGTCCAGCCATGCCAAAGGGTATTTTCGGTTTTTCATTTGATTGAAATCCGCTTCCCTGCCTGAACCAAACATGACATCGTACGGCAAACCTTCAAAAGTCTGTTGGATTATATTTTTTACTGCTATGTAGCTCATTTGTTTGTCATTAATTCCTGTAACCTTTTCTTGTAGTTATTGAGGTGTGCATTGTACTGAATTTTGCCATAGACACGATACACGCTTAAACTTTTGATGTAATCCTCTTTTTCGAAATCTCCATTTGCCAAGCTGTCAAGTGTCGCCGAAAAGCCAAACGCCTCGTAAAGCTGTTTAATTCCAGCGTCAATTTCTTCCACCATGAATTCGAGTTCGGGGCACTGATTCCGATGCCAAGACTCGATACGGCCAATTTGGTTAAAAAAAAATTCACGATACCGATAATAGTAGGTGCTGGCAGTTGGTTTATTTGACCTACCATCTCCTTTGCTTTGCTGTAATCGTACTTTTCGCCGCTTGTTTTGGGTTGCAGGTAGATAGCGACAAACAAAGGATAGTAAACTTTCATGGCTGCGATTGGGTCTTTCTCATATTCCGTTTGGTATTTTGCCAAAAGAATTTTCAAGTCTTCGTACTGCGCCACTGACTGTTCGCCAATATCTGCAAATTCGATGTGCTTGCTTAAATAGGATAGCCTATTTACTTCCCGGTCGTTTAGTTCGGCAAGCCCTTTGCCCATCCAGTTGCTGATAGCGTTGAAACAAAAATAATACATCGGTATATTATTGCTCTCTGCCCATTTGTCTTCTGATACTCCTGTTAGTATCGACACGGCCTTGAGGTTTACTGAGTCGCAATCAGCTAATTTCATAAACTGCTCAAAGGTTACCTCTTCATAGCTTTCAGGCAATTCAAAGTAGGTTTTTTCGTCTAAAATTAGTTCTTGCATATTATTTGAAATCTTGAAACACTGGCTTTCTTCTCGCCATTTTAGGTATGGTTTTAGTGGGTGAAACTACATTAATTCGGTGGTATCCTTCAATTAGGTATCGCATGGCATCCATAAGGTCATCCATTATCTTAAGTGGCTCATCCGTTACTTTACCATTTTTATCCACGACTGACTTGTAGTAGCGTAACTCCCTTTGCAAATTTATTGAATTTTCATCAATATAAAGATGGTATCGTTTGACAAGGTCTATCCCGGCCGCAACCGAACCTGCAAACTTATGGCAGGGGTGTATGTTAAAACGAGCCCTGCTTATCTCTTCAATACTTTCGGGCCGTGCGCTGTCCGCTTCGATGTGCCTGTAATCTTGCACTATTTCGGGAAGGGAAAGCAATAAATCCCCCGTTGTGTAGTTGTTTTTGTATAACTTTTCCGTGATGAAGACTTTGTTGCCACTGAACCTGCCTTCCACCATCGCGGTTTTGCTGACTGCATACCCAAAATCCAAGCCGTAATAGACCTTATCCGTTTGGAACGGGCATTCTTTCACAACCTCCCAGTTCTTATAAATGACTGACTGCCCACCACCTGACCGCACACCTTCACCAAATACCTTCCAATAGTCCGGGTCGGTATCTTTCAATAGTTCTATTTCGGCCACCTGAACCTCTGATAAATGAGGGTTATCCTTATAAGTACTGATTAAAGTTTTACAATCGCTTCTAGTTTGGACTTGGTCGTACACCCAATGCTCCGATTCATGTGGGTTAAAGTCTATAATTATTTTGCCAGTAGTACGCAAAGCAAGCTGTCTAAACACGTTAAAGTCGCATTCTAGGGCCTCATTCAAATAAAGGATATCTCGCTTTCGGCCCATCACCTTTTTGTGGTCGTCCAGGCTGAAGAAGTCGAAGGTGTTACCGTTCAAATGATAAACCTGGTCTGTTTTATTGTGGTGGTTTTCGGAGTACTGCCCTATTTCTTCCAGGATTTCGATAAAGTCTTTTAAAACAGTTTGCTTTAAAGCAGGGAACGTGGCACGGCAAATGCTTATGTGCATGCCTGAATGATGATTTGCTAGCCTAATTAAATACTGCAGGGTGCTATATGTTTTGCCCGAACGTGTCGAACCTTGCAAGGCTGCTATCCTTATGTTTGGCAGTTGCTCATTTAAAAAGTCAAAATTGGGGTTGTTCTTTATTTCAGCCATTCGGGCTTGCCTTTTACTTCAATCTCTTGTTTTGCGGCCGCTTTGATACCTACTAAATCATTTATTTCCTTTTGCACGGCCAATGCTGTTTTGAAATCCCCATCGGCCAATGATTTGTTGTAAAGGTCGTTTAACCTAGTAAGCGAAAGCCCAAGTTCAAATTTAGCTTCGTACTTGCTTATTTCGGCAAATTCCGCCCTAGCTTTGGGAATATAAACTTTGTCGATTGTAACGTCTTCAACCCCCCATTTGGCTTTTGTAGCATGTGCAATTATATCAGACCTCTTTGTAATGCCTTGTATAAACAACTTAATTAGTTCATTTACACGAGTTTGCATAACTAATTGTGTTGAACGTCCGCTCATGTTTTGGTTTTATATTAAATTTTCTCAAAGCTACAAATAAAATTAACCCAAAAAACAGTGTTTTAGTTTGCCTATTATTACTACTTAAGTTGTATATTTACGCCCTAAACAATACACTTATGACAGAACAAGAAAAAATCACATTTCGCAAACGGCTACATGAAGCCAAAAAGCATTTACCGTATAGGTACGGGACAATAGTTCGGGCTTTGCATCCTGAATTGACGTTATGTGCGATACACAATGTAGTAAACAAAGGTACATTTAACATGGCCGTATTGGCAGCGCTAGAGCAAGTGGCCAGCCTTCAAAAAAAATCTGAAAAAAAAGTAAAAAGGTGTTGAAAGTTATAACTTAAGTATTACCTTTGCGTATAATTAATCAACAACCTAAAACACACAGCCATGAAAACTTCACAATTTACCCTTCCTAGTGTTAATTACACAATGACTTGCAATTTTACCACAGGCACTTATAAGCACATTATGCGTTTAGGCCGTGTTTTCCCAACAACCAAAGCACAAGCCATTAGCTTTCTTTCTTTTGGCTGGTTGGACGTATTGAATGCTGCAGATGTTGCAATAGTTGAGGCTTTACTTAACAAGCACGGATACACTGGTAGCTACGAGTTTACAAAGTCTCAAAATTGGGTGCGCTTGGCGTCCGTTGCTGAATTTCGTATGGCACTCAAAAAAGAGTTTGGCATATGAAACTTACCAAAGAACATAAAGACACGCTAACTGCGCTATCCTTTCTTATCCTATTCCCTGCATTTTGTTTTGTAGTAGTGTACGGATGCTTATTACTAACCCCTTTACTAATCAATTTAATTAAATAACTATGATAGCTGAAAAATTAAAAGAACGCAAAATCAATGAGCAGTTTAGCTTTATGCTGAACAGTCTAGATGTTTGCTTTGAAGTACAAGCTGACTTTTGGTTGGAATACAACCCCATCGACCACGCGTTCGGCAGGGAAGATGAATACGAGGTACACAACTCAGAAATGGTTTGGATTTACGACCCAATTTATACAGAAGAGGAGTGCTACTACATAGAGCAGTACTTCCACGAAAGAAAGGATATGATTCACCTTGCTCTTTACAATAACTATTTGAAACGCTTACCCTTTATTAAATAACTATGGAAAACTTAACAACAATTTATCTAGCAATTCGCCATTATAATGGTATGCCAACAGAATGGGCAGTTGAACCAATGATTGAAGCATTTAAAACTAAAGAGGAAGCAGAAAAACAAGTAGCAGAATGGAATGCTACAATGAATGCGGTTATTGGTAAAAATTATGTAGAAACTAAATATATCTATGTATGAGTAGCAATATAATCGAAGTGGTGGTGGTGCAACTTTTGTACCCCAACAACAAAATGAACCCACAGCAATGGGTTTTTATGGACGAAAAAGAAGCCAAGGCAAAATACGATAGCTTACTACCCGAACTGCCAGAAGGATGTAGAATACATATCGCAAAACAATCAGTAATTTACACAAACCATATCTTAAATTCACAACAATGAAAGAGTTAATCACAATACAATCAGAACTTAAAGCGCCAAAAAATCAGCGCAATAGCTTTGGAAACTACAATTACCGTTCATGTGAGGACGTATTGGAAGCCTTAAAACCACTACTAGCTAAACACGAATGCTTGCTAAACATAAGCGATACTATCGAGTACATTGGGGTACGCTTTTATGTAAAAGCAACGGCTACTATAACCAATGCCAAAGGTTTGCAGGTAACAAGCACCGCTTATGCTCGTGAAGAAGAAATAAAGAAAGGCATGGACGGCTCTCAAATAACTGGCAGCAGTTCAAGTTACGCTCGTAAATATGCGCTTAATGGCTTATTTCTAATTGACGATACCAAAGATGCAGATACTATGCCACCGACTTCTCATGAGCCAAAAAAGGATGTAAAAACAGACCTTAAGCCGTGCGACATGGCAACCTTCGACAAAATGACTGGTGCGGCTAAAATGGCTACCGATGCAAAAGGCAAACAAGCCGTACTAGATAGGGCTGTAAACAACTATTCACTATCACCTGAGCAACTGGCGCTTTTAACTTCACTTTGTAAATAACTATGGAAAAACCAAAATCCGCTATTTCGGCATCGAGTGTGCATAAACTTTGCCCAGCCGATAAGTCTAAAACCAAGACCGCTCAAAGCTATGTGTTAGAACTAGCGATGAGGGAACTAGGCATCAAAGACAATATCGAGACCGCTGCCATGCGACACGGCACTAACAACCAATACAACGCTTTTGATATGGCAGTTAAGCCTACATTTCCGAATGCTATTTGGCATGACCAGTACATAGCAATAGATGAGCGATGTGGGGCTAGTCCTGACGTTTTGATAGGTAATGTCCCACTTGATGTTAAATGCCCTTATTCGCCTTTTAACTTTTACGACAACGTGCGCTCGGTAAAGAAGGCATACCTTTACCAATTACAGATGCAGATGCTGGCTACCAATGCCGATACAAGCTACTTGCTATTTTTCTGCACCAAGCCCGAAACCTACGGCATGGAAGAGTGGGCTGAATTTCCTATTGAGTTGGAGCGCAGGGTAAAGCTATTGGAGTTCAAAAAGGACCAGGTTATACAAGACGAAATCATGCAGGCGGTGGACAATTGGCATCCTAAAAAATTGGAAATGGTGGCAAGGTTGAATGAAGCTGAGGTTTTGGACTACGACCGCTTTTTCTTTGACTCCGAAATAGGTATCGAGTATAGACACTTAAGCGATGCTTCAAATATTTTCAACGTATCCAAAATTTACCAATTAGAAAACGAGTTCTTTTACCAATTAAACAAATAAATATATGACCATTTTAAATTTTTATCTGAGCGAAGCAAAACTAGAAATCTTACTAAATACGGTAAGGAAAAAAGGAGAAAAGGGTGTTGGCATCACAGCCGTGATAGCAGACGAACCCGACAAGTTTGGCAACAACGTGGCATT